AGTCCTAGCCATACTATACCTCACAAAGTAAAAAGGGAGAGACTAAGCTCTCCCTTATTTTTTCTTACTAAACGTCTGTTTCGTTATTGATCATGTACTCAACAACTAATTGACCGCGACCAGTAGTAGGAGCTGTAGTAGTCTCCTCTACTGTGATGTATAGATCAACTAGAGTCTTAGTCTCGATCTGTGCGCCAGTACCGATAACAACTGCGTCATCAGCGTGTGCGCCAGAGACGATAAGACCGTCTTTATCAACAACAACACCAGCTACATCCTTAGTACCAACTTCAACAGCTTGGTCAAACACTTCGTTAACAACTAACTTAGCGCTTAGGATAGCAGCATCAGCTGGGATCTGGAAGTTGTGTGAAGTAGGAACTACACCAGCCTTCTCTAGATCAGCAGCATTAACGTCTACTTTGATTTGCTTTACAAGACCTAGTGTATGAACTTCACCTGCGTCACCATTGATAGTGTCGCGAGTTCCGAAACCTACACGAAGGCCGTCTTCATTTACCCATGTATTTTGACGAGACATATATAATCTCTCCTATTAAATAGCTGTGCTAGACAGACAAGTTACCATAGACTCTGGACGAATAAGACCAAGACCAAACGAGTTAGTCAACTGGTGGTATTCAGTCTCAATGTCTTCATCTCTCCAAGACTTAAGCTGTGGAGTACGACCCATTGCACCGATGAAAGGTTTAACGTCGTCGTTAGCTACAGACATAAAGATGTTAGAGATCATACCAGAAGTATCACCTACCGCAGTACCGTCGCGAGTAGTCAACGCTGCTTCATCAGCTGAGTTAGTAGCTAAGTAGTCAGACACGAATACATCAAAGCCGTAGATGTTACGGATGAAACGCATACCAGTTCCGTCCATAAGACCAGAAGTAACAACACCTTCCCACATTGGGTTATTAGAAATATCCACGATGTTAGAAGTTAAGTTCAAGTTGTACTCAGTCTCAGGGCTAACAACTGCAACAAGACCAGACATAGGTACAGCTGCTTTCTTAAGAGCAAGCTTAGCGTATGCAAAATCTTCAATTACAAGAGCGTTAGTTGGGAATGCAGAACCGTCACCACCACCAACAAAACGGTGCTTAGCGTTGTTGATAATGTTATCGTTGTTTAGAGTCTGCGCGTTCCCTAACTCAAGGATCTTAGTTTCCATATACTCATCAAGAGCACGCTTCATCTTAGCAGGAGTACGTGATAGTACTTCGTTAGCTTGGAAGCTAGTCTCAAAGAAGTGATCAGTGAAAGGAACTTTAACACCTTTGAATTCATCGATGTTAAACTTGAACTGACCTGTGTCCATGCGACGATCAGGAAGAGACTTAGACTCGAACCAATCATCAAGCTCTAGTTCACCGATAGAGTTGACTTTCAACTCAGTACGGATACTGTCGCCCGGGATTTCATTCATCCAGTTAACCCAAGAGTGCGCCATAAGCTCATCTTGTAGCATTTCTTTAATCTGCGCTTTGAAAATCTCATTACGCTTTAGGTGGGTAGAACCCCACGTAGAATCAATACCAGCCATTGTGGTTATCCTTTATTAATTAAATAGTTTACGGAATTCTTTCTGCGTTTCAGCTTTCCAATACAGCTTAGGGTTATCCCTACGCATCTTGGCGAACTCTGCAAGAGCCCGTTCCTTAGCAGAAGAACCGTCGTCTTCATTATTAAAGCCGATAGTGGAGCTTTGCGAAGGAGATCCTGTGCGTACCTGAGTACCTACGAGACCTGCCATCTTGTATACAGCATTAGGAGACTTACGTGCTAGGTCTACGATGTCATTAAAAGACAAACCGTTTTCCTGAGCTAGTTGAGTAACCTTACTATCTACAGCATCAGCACCAAATTGTTTAGTAAGCTCAGCTGAAACAGCGTTGAAGTTTTCTTCAGCGGTTGCCTCACGCTTCTTGTTATCAAGAGCTTCTAAGGTTTTATTAATCAAGGCGTTTTCGTCAAGGGCTGTATCTTGAGTACTACCGTTTTGATTCTCTTGCATCCGTTCTAGAGCTTCTTCAATCTTAGACATCTTATCCAGCTTCTCTTGGGCATCGGCCATCTGTTCCCTAAGCTTAAGATTCTCTGACTCAACTGTGCCGATATGGGTATCTTTATCTGCGATACGTTTTTCCATACCAGAAATCTGAGCTTGAAGATTATCTCCTGCACCGTGGTCACCCTGAGAACCGTTGTCTGATCCACCAGCATTTCCAAAAGTGGTATTCCCTGCATCAACATTGTCTGCTGAAGTATTAAATGTGTCTGTCATAGTAATCTCTGTCTTAATATTAAGCACCAATTAATTCAAGGGCTTTGCGTAGCCCTCGTCTGTATCCCCTATTGTCTGCTTGGTACAACATCCAATTAGGGTTCTCGTATTTCAGCTCATGCTCGGACTGTAGAACTTTCGTCTCAATCTCTTTATCGAGTATGTCTGCTATACGATTGATAAATCTGCGAGCAGCTATGAAGCTTTCTTCTAACTGCTCTAACTCTTCTTTAGATAAACTGCGCTTCGTCTGGGTTGCCAGCTTCAGCGTTCGCCTGTTCTTCAAGTATCTGCTCCTCGTCTTCCCCTGCTGGATCTATGAGTTGTCTCTCTTGCAACATATCTTGAGCGGTAGACTCAAGGCTAGCTGCTTCCAATCTCTCAGGGATTCTTCCATACTTCTGGTACAAGTCTTCAAAGTCTAGAAGCTCAGACCACATAACTGCTATCTTCTCAGATGGGAAATGCTGAAGAACTTCTGGATCAGCTAAGCCTGTCTGATAGAACAGAGCAAGCTGCTGTTGAAGTCTCTGCTTCCTAGAGTATTCTCTAGCCCCTACAGGGATCACCTTACCGTTACTAGTTAAGTCTTCTCTCGTAATCTGAATGAACTGTTCAACGCCGAAGTCGTCGTCAATAACAGATATGATGTCAGAAGTATTAAGATTGACCCTAGCTAATTCCAGTTCAGCGTTGACTAGTTGCTCTAAGAACACTGAGAAGATGTTAGTCTGATATTCAAACACTCTGCTAGCTGCGTTAGTCAAACCGTTGAACTCTGAAGCTGTCTTCTCTCCGGGAGTTCTTATACCAACTGCTTCACTAGGAGCCCCTGCATATTCTTCCATATCTCTTTCGATCTGTTGGATCTGGAAGTCTGCATTAAGTACCGTAGTGTCAGGAGCCAGAGGTCGTACATCGCCGTTCTCAGGTACATAGTAGTAAGTCGCTGCTCCTACCTTCTCGATCTCTACATCACCTCTGAACACCATGTCAGGGTCTAGCATCTGATCGAAAGCATCCGCCTTAGCATTCTCTAAATGGTTTATTCTATACTGCAAACCTATTAGATTATCTAATGGCCCGAATCCCCAAAGGTTATCAGGACGCTGCTTCCACACTGAATGATATATGTGAGGCGTTCCACTGTACGTAGTTAGAGGTGTCTTCCTTAGAATATGTTGACCATCTGCCACTGTCACCATGTGGTTCTTTAAGAAAGTGTCTGTCTCTTTATCGTATATGTCTCCGTAGAATTCATATAAGATAACGTGACCAGATTGGTAGTACTCGCTAGAGCTGCCATATCCATCAGCAACAAAGCTGTTCTCTTTCTCTCCATCAAACTCAGCTGAGTTCATAGTAACTCTCTCTTCTTTCATGAGAGCTATCGCTTCAGGGGAGTAACCTAAGTCTGGTCTTTCTATTGCTTCTCGTTCCAATTCACCTATAGACTTATTAACTTTAACGATCTTAGGTGTACGTGCAAAGTCCACTGCCTTAGGGTTCATTACTATATCGTAAGGAGATATTCTGTAAGGGCGTGGGCCTATGTACGCTGGAAGTTCTTCACCAGTTACAGGGTCTAATGCAACCTCTGTTACGTACTCGACACCTGCAAAGCAGTTGCCGTATAACAACCAATCGTTTATAAGATCTCTCAATACCTTACGGAAGTTAGACATCCTGTGCTTAGTGTTTAGGTATGAGAGCGCAGCTTGTCGTTTCTCTTTAGAGTCTGCTGCCTCGTCGTAACCATAGAACTCTAACCAATCCCTATGAGGGAACAAAGAGAAGTCGGTGTTAACAGACAAGTTATTGTATATGTTATACAGCTTAGGTCTGTTAGTGGTATTGCTCCAAGGATTCTGTGCGTTAGTTGTTTCTCTTGTAGAAGTTGCAAAGGTATACTTCTTAGTCTCAGTCCATCTGGACTCTGCTAGATGTCTTGCACCTTTCCACTCTTCCCATAACCTAGTGATCTGCCCTGCTAAAGAACTCTCAGATCCTAAAGCATTAGCAAAGTCAGCTGTGTTAGCTCCAGTTGTCGCCACGTATTATCTCCTATTCCTTCCACCGAACCTAGCATCAGTTATAACCTTACGCTCAGTGTCTAAGTATTTTTTAGTTTTCATAGGAGGCTTAGCATCTTCTAGAGCCATCCCTAAAGCATCCACCAAATCATCATGTGGTGGTCTTTCTAATACAAGTTCTTCTTCTAGCGCTGAGAACAAACCATCTCTTCTGTGAAAGATAGATTGTAACTCATACTTAGGATTGACTATAGCGTACTGCCGCATCAGCTTAGACTTAGTGCCGAAGCCTGCGTTAGCTTTCTTCTCCACAGAAAGAGAACCTCCTGATTGTCTAGCCAAACGTTCTATCTCCTGAGCAACAAGCTTACCACCTGCGTTAGTCTCTATCTTTATCTTCCTGAAACCCCACTTATTAGCAAGGGAGATAACATTGTCGTAGTACACTTGAAAGCTTGAAGTCTTGAATCTATCTAGATCTAGTATGTAGTAGTACCCTTCATCATCTACACCTATCACAGCTATTGCAGTATAATCCGCAGTCTTAGCTGTTGGTGCTGAGATATCTGTCCAAGCTACATCCATCGCTGCATAAACATTAAGGCGCTTACCTTTGAAAGTAACATGCCCTGCATTACTACCTATGTACTTAGGATCGTAGTATTGGAACAAGCTTCTATCAAACATATTAGTAGAAGCATCGTTAGGGTTATTATAGTACTGCGCCCAGAACTGAGACATCTCTCCTTTAGAAGCATAGTCAGATCTTATAATCTCAAGCTGCTGTGTATCGAAACCAAACCACTCAGCTGCTTCATCTTCGTCTGTGCTTCCTGATAGCGCTGTTGTTCTAGTACGTGGCCATAAGAAGTTGCCAGTACCGTCACCTTCATCCTCAGCTACCTCTTCCATTATATCCCACAGAGGTTCTTCTGAAACAAAAGCTTTTTCAATCTCATCCCACAATCTGTACTTAGCTTCTTTCATATCGAAGTAAGCATCTTGTGTATGGTACCTAGTACCTACAGCTTTGATACAACCGCCTGCGTTAAGGATAGATGTACACTGAGATAGAGAGCGTTTAACATCACCTCTCCCTGTTTCTGTGTAAGCATTGTTAGGTACAACAACATCATCGAATACTATTATGTCAGCGTGCAACCCAGTGAAGTTAGACTTAACTGTCTTACCTATCAAGGTGCTATCTCGAACACCTCTAGCTTTACGTGCTGGGTGATCTACTATGATCTCGTATGCTGACCAACGTTCCCTTCTTCCTTCTTCTGGCTTAGTCATATCAGGCCAGTACCGTCTGTAGATATCAGAAGAGATCATGTTCTGTATAGCGTATACCTGTCCTTTAGTAAGATCATCACCAGCAGATAGGTATACTATAGAGATCCAAGGCTTCTTAGTTATCTGCCACGCGACCCATGTAGCTATACAGTGAGACTTAAGATGTCCACGCGGAAGAAGAAGAAGCTGCCTTATACCGGCGTCAGGAGAAGAGAACCATCTGAACACCTTCTCATGTATATCCCCATAACAATAGTTATGGTTAACTAGCTTAGCGAAAGTCCATAGATCTTCTTCAGCTGCTTTACGTATGTCTTCTTTTGTCAGTCTTGTCGAAGACATGTAATCACCTTATCTTAATAACGTTCAATCGTTTGATGTCATCAGCGAAAGCTTCGTCTTCCTCTACCTTAGAAGCTGCTGCGATAGCTATGTCTGCGTCTTTAGGTCTACCCTTAGCAGGCATACGCTCTGCTTTAAGTAATGCTGCTAGTTGATTTGCTGATGCTGCATTACCAGACTTAGCTCCGTTAAGTAATGTCTTCTTAGCTATGGAGCAGTCTCTTTTGAACATATCCTCAGGCCAAAGGTTATACCCTCTATGCGCTGGATGTGCTTTCCACCCTTGAGAGAACCACTTAACTTTCTTAAGCTTCTCCCAATGAGTAGAGGAACCTAGTAAGGATATACCTGCATCATAATCATCTACGCAATCCATGTAAGCTTTGTAGAAGGATGGGTATGTCTTACCGTTTATAGTCCTGTCGTACTCGCACAGAGTCCATACAGGCAGGAGACCTTTATCTGTGTGACGCTTAGTTGTTCTCTCATAGAACAAAGAGTCAGTACGCATCACACCTCTGCTGTCTACAAGTGATGTATTATCTGACATGTTGATTATCTCTTTTTGTAATACTTATCCCACATTGAAGACACTGAATGTGTATCTTGTCCGGGCTGTATGTGATTAACGCAATGATCTTTATCCCAAAAGAATAACCAATCTATTACGTTAGCCATAGCTGTATGTACAGGCTTACCTGCTAGCTTACCTTTACCACATCGACTAGAGATAGACTCATCTCTATGACCGCCTGCTATAACATTAAAGCCTACGTCTAGAAAGACGTATACGATGTTGAAAAGATAACCTATTGTAGTTAATAGAATAGCTTTTAACATTAGTCACCTAGATAGCATTAAGAGCTGATGTAGTTAAAACAAGTTCAGTAGCTACTTGTTCTTTAGTAGTAGCTGCTGTGACTCTTACCTTACCACCACGACATAACCCTTCTATCTTAGGATCAAGATGAGGCACCCATGCTGTACGTGTAGCCTCTATAAGATCTGCCACTTCTCGTACAGTAGATCCTGTACCAGCAGCTTCATTATATAGGTAAGGGTACTCATGTTCTTCTACAGTATCAGGACGCCCTGAACCTATGTACCTATCTAACTCAGCAGACTTGTTTAAGTAAGTCGCATCTTTGTTAGCAGAACGATAACGATCTCTAGCAGCTGTTGCTAGCGCATCTATGGTACGTAATGCTGATTCTTGATCTTGTTCGAAGGTTGTTACAGGCAAGGCGTAGGTAGTACCTCCTGTATGTCCAGCTGTTCCAGACAGATCAGGAAGGTCTGCTAATCTTTTCCACACCGCAATAGGAGCATGTTGTTCTATTAGTGTGTCTATGTTAGTTATATCAAAACCAGCAGGTACTTGTATATTAGCACCTCTATCCGGCAAACCTTCCGTTGAATAAATAACTTGGACTATACCGTCTTCGTTAAACACTTTTTCTATTTTATACGTATAGTTCATATCAGTTTCCGTATATCTCTATGGTTCTAGTTTCGCCAACATTTGAAAAATCCCAACCACCTTCATAGTCAACAGACCACTTACGACCTTCCCCCTGCGTAAGTGTAGTGAGGACTTCGCCTGCTGTTACATCGCGTATTGCTGTAACAAAATCTGTAGGTAAGTTAGGGCCGCCTGTAGTTACCCAGAACAATAACCTATCAGGGTTGTTAGAAGTGGCTAGTGATAATCTTTCTATAGAATAACCTCTGTACGTTGTTGGTGTTATGTCGCCGTAGATACCTGAGAAACCTATATCTGTCCCAGAGAATATAATATCACCTAGAGTTAGCGTATATGTTCCATACAGAGTTCCCGGTATAGCAGACTTTCCTCTAAGATCGTCATAGGATATAGTCCCTGAAGGAACGCCAGCAAGATCTCTAACATCTGTATCATTCAAGGTCATCAAAGCTGTAGGACTTTTACTTAACTCTATGTTAATATCTTGCGCTGTTATGGTTCCGGTAGGAGTAGTCATTACTTATCTCCTTTAAGAGCCTTAACCTCTTCACGTAACTCTTTGATACTCTCTATCAGGAGACCTACTACATTACCATACGCAACACTTAGGACACCCTCTTCGTCTTCCACAACAGCTTCAGGCAATACCTTCTGAAGTTCTTGTGCAATGACACCTGTACGTTTCTCACCGGTTTCTTTATCTGTGTAAGTTACACCACGCACTTCTGAGACTTTATCAAGAGCATTAGTAATAACTTCTACATTAGTCTTAAGCTTCTCATCAGAGTAAGCTGTAATATTGCCAGTAGCTACTAAAGATCCTGTGATATTTAATGTACCTGTAAAGGTATCACTAGTATCACTACGTAAGAACTGTGTGCTGTTCAAAGTATCTAGCAGCTCTGCGTTGACTGCGGTACCGCCAGCTGCCAGCTTACCATCTAAAGCTGTCTGTGTTAGTGTGCTGATAGGTTTATTAAGGTCTGTAGTATTATCTACATTATCAAGACCTAGATTAGTCAGAGTTGCTGGTAGACTTTGTAAGTCTGATAAGTTATTAGCTACTTCTAAAAACAAACCAGTGATGTCACTAGCAGCTGCTAGAGGTGTACCGCCTGCGGTGATACCGTCATGCACTCGTAATGTTTTTAAATCTGTATCTACTGTAACTTCTCTAGGTGAACCTACGAACAACGTATGCTCTGCTGTAGTACCACCCCTTAGTTGTAATTGTGTTGGCATATTAATTCTATCTCTAAAGTAAGTTTATAGGAGTGTTACGCAACAGATCCGTAGTCGTAATCACCAGTGGATAAGCTCAACGATGATCTTGGAGATGCAACATTCTCGTTAGCGAAGTCAGCCCCCATTATATCTAAACCACCAAAGTCGTCATCAACGCCGCCTATAGTTGCGAAGTCAGTATCTACTAGGAACCTTGCTGGATCTAAAGCAGCCTGTGCTGCCATGCCTGCTTCAAAAGCACTGATGGCTGCAT